TATACCCTGATTGTAAGACACTGTCCCCCGTTGACCAATCAATCGAATACGTCGGACCCAAGTGGAACCCTGAGAATAAAAAGATTGTTGCGCAACGTATCGTCCTCTCCCAGGACGCAAAAAAATTTTTCCCAAATGCGATCACTGCTCACGAATCACAAGGCCAGACCTTCGACAACGTCATTTTCACCGTCACCTCCTGCAATGCGGATAAACATATTTTACAGACCAAATTACCCCACCTCGTTGTCGCTTTATCAAGACACACAAAAAAATTGTTCGTGCAAGAAGAGACCCCCGGCGAGATCGCTAACGCCATAACAATCTTTATGGGTGAGTCCGTCGAACTCCATCTCGCGACCGAGGCCACTACTACGGAAGTCCCATCCGAGACCCTCAATGAACCTGACGTTCTAACCGCCGAAGTCGATCGCGTCGCTGAAGTTCCTTATGTTCCCGCCCACTCCCATTACTCCGAAATATCAGACGTGCTCGCCACCGTGTACCCCACCGTTTCAGATATACATGAGTACAGGGCCGTCGAAAAATCAGATCTAGAATTTAAGAAGGGCGCGACCGGTGCACTCAACCCCGACACACTCCCCGAAGACCAAGTCCTCCCCAATTCCAAAGGAAAGAAGTTTCCACTCCCGCAATACGTCATGGTCACAGAGTCAAAGAGAAAATCGAAAGCCGTCCATACGCTACTTTCCCGCTACTCTAAAATCACCAAACAGCTCACTAAAGAACTGCTCACGGAAGAAGTGGCAAAGCTGCAAAACATCGTGCATAAATACGTCCCGCTAACATACACTGAAGACGAAAAAGCTGAAGTGTTTATGGATGCAATAGACACTTTCCAGAAGCGTGGCCACACTGTCGACGATTTAACCGACATGGACTGCTGGACCGACCAAGGGGTCAACCGAGTCGAGTTCAACATGAAACAACAACAGAAAATGAATGGTTCGGACCCATTGCACAAAGATAAAGCCGGCCAGGGAATCGCCGCTTGGAATAAAACCCTTAATTTTGCGATGTGCGTCTGGACAAGATTGTTGGAAAAAAGGATGAAAGAATCAAAGAAAATCGTTTTTTGTAGCGGTCAATCTGACACAGAGCTCCTCCAACTCGTCGACGCCATGTGCACACACGAGAGTTTCGAGTATATAGAGAATGACTTCTCTGAATTCGACTCATCTCAGAACAATTTGGAACACGAAAATTTCCTAGCTACCCTCGCCGCCTTACGTTGCCCTATTTCACTTCTTACTCACTTTAGAGAGATGATGTACAAGCGGGACGTATCCATGTCTGGTGCGACACTGCACGTGCGCTCAAAAAAAGACTCCGGTCGAGTCGACACCCTATGCGGCAACACATTGTTTAATCTCTCCGTCCTTATGTCCCTGTTTGACGAGCAATCCGACATCGCCGCCATTTACCTTAAGGGCGATGATTCGCTGGTCGTCGGGAAAAATCTTCGTATTTGTCCCGATCGCATTAAAAACTACAAAGATCAATGCGGCTATCAGCTTAAAATTAAAGCAGGACATACCGCCGAATTTACCCATATGATCGTCAACCATGCTGGTGCCGCTATAAATCTTCCAAGATTGGCGGCCAAGACCTTTTCGCGATTCTATAAGAACGAGACGGATTTAGATAACTACCGTATTGCCGTTGCAGACCTCTTAAGGACCTGCAATGACACTACCACTGCCATGAGGACATGCAAGGTGAATGCCATCCACCACAATATAACTGAGGATGCGGCTGATCAACTACTCTCGGCATTGACGCTTTTCGCACGTGGCTGCTTCTCTTATGAAGACGATTTAATAGATGTGGGGGATTTAGTTAAGACACAAGGTATATAACCTTCGTAGGAGGTTAAGTATATGGATTTCGAGACAATCATCAACGTCTTACTAATCATACTGTCTTTCATAGACATTCTAATAAATCTCCACCACTCTCTAAATTACCATAATGCCATCCACCATTCAAAAACAAAAACCTGCAAAAAAGACGAGCAGGAAAACGTCTAAAGTCGCCAAAACCACCGCACCCCAGAAAACCGTTAAGCGAACAAATAAGGGACTCCCCGGCACTCGCATGCTCATCCCCCGTAATCGCCTAACTTTCCATGGTAAGAGTTTCCTGTACACTTACATTAACCCGTGCCACTCTGATGGAATGCACGTTGCCGGCGTCCCCCTCGCAGTCCCACAAGAATCTGCCGTAGTTTATTCTCGCGTTGATCAATCCGTCACCGCTCCTGCCGCCTTAGTCACCCTTTGGGGTGACAACGCCACTTCCAACGATTGGTACGTCGGTTTCTTCGTCCCCCCTTGGCTCGACGATTGTGTGTTCATCATCGCAGCCGCCCACCAACCTACTGATTTCCGTGACCTTGCCGCTCTCATCCACTCTTCCAACGAGTACCCCGATTGGACGGCCTCTGAAGCCACCCCTTCTCTTGCTACCACCATATTCTATTGCAAGATTGCCAACCCTATGATCAAATCTAAAACAGAACTTGAAACCAGTTTGCATCAAGACTTCACGAACTTTAGAATGATAGGTCGCGGTGTCACTACCTACTTACCCGCCGACGCATTAACCAATCGTGGTCAAGTTACG